AGTAAAAAGCTTTTTAATTTGTTTAATAAAAAAATAATACGTACAATTGTAGTTCGCTTTTTACTAAAAAATATTTTTTTTGTTTTATTCAAAAATGTTTTTGTATATTTGCAACATCGTTCTGAAATTAATAATTAATAGTTGTGTCGGAGACAACTAAATAGAAATAAAGGTGGCAACGCCGATATAAGCAAACCCTGATAAACTCCTCCGACAAGTTTATTGGGGTTTTTGCTTTTAAAACGTTATGGAAGAAAATGGAATGGAAATTTTTAATTTAGAAACTTATAGTTTTAGATTAGAGAGGTTAGAGAATAAACTTTATCTAACAGATGATGTTGAAGCTAACAACAACATTATAAAAGAAATTATTAGAGTTCTTAATTTTACAATTCAGTCTAAGAAAATACTTGGAAAGAATACGGAAAACGAAGTAGATGACATTGAATATTATAATGAACTACTAAATAATAACAGGAAAGATTTTAAGGCTTCTATAATATTAGACAACGGAAAAGAAATTGCAATTAACGAAAACACTTCTTTATCCGACCTTAACTTGAATGAACTTGCAGATGCCAATAAAAAACTTTCTAGTTTGATTAACCTAATTAGCAAAATTTTAAAATAAACATATTATGATAGAGCCAAGATTTTTTAAACAGTACTTTAGCGAAGATGACTTATTTCTTATTAAGTCATTTAAGACTAAAGATAATCAAATTGTAATTGAAACAGAAGAAAATGGAAAAAATATTTTTTGTCAAGTTTTATTTTCAAAAGAAAGTGCCATTGACTTTGCTAATGATTTGCTTAAAAAAGCAAATGAATTGAAATAACTACTTTATGAACTATATTTCTCAAATAAATGGCTTTTGGAAGATTGCACCTACAAGACAATTTTCGTCAAGCGAAATCTCAACCTATTTTGCCTTATTAAGCTATTGCAATAACCTTAACTGGTTAAATCCTTTTGTGTGCCATTTTGAATATGTTTGCCAAACTGCAAGTATTTCTAAAAATACTTTTTATGCTTGTATGGAAAGACTCCACAATGAAAAGTTAATTGAATATACTAAGGGGATAAAAAACTCAAAAAAACCTAAAGTTTTTATTCTTAATTTAGAGAACAAAACTAAGAATAAAACAGGAATAAAACTAAGAACAGAAGAGGAACAGAATGAAGAACAGAAAGGGAACTTATATAAACTACTAAACAAAGAAACTATTAAACTAATAAACAATAACTACAAGTTGGTTAATCTTCATCTTGGGGATTGGATAAATTCGGTAGAAAAAGAAGAAAACCCTGTGGAAGAAAATAAATTGAATTTTGGTAGTTTAGGAAATGATTTTGTTTCTATTTGGAATGAGTGGGTACGTTTTAGGATTAAGCTGAAAAAGAAATTTGTAGATATTGAAGCACAACAAAAGGGAGTTGACCAATTGATAAGTTTGTCAAAGGGAAATAAATTAAACGCACAGCAAATAATAAATAAGTCAATTGCAAATAGTTGGCAGGGATTATTTGCATTGCCACCACAAGAAACAAAAAGTACTTACGTTCAACAAAGAGTTCTGTAATGAATATAACAATAATTGATAAAGCAGATAAAAAAGAATATTTAATTGACATTTCTAAGGGAGGTGAAAACAAACAAGTATGCCCAGCTTGTTCACACGAAAGAAAGAAGTCAAAGGACAAATGTTTTAGCTACAACACAGCAAAAGAAGTAGGTAGTTGTTCACATTGTGGTAGGGCTTTTTATAAAAAATTAGAAAAAATGGAAAATAACTATCAAAAAATTGAATATAAGCGACCTTTGTGGAAAAATGACACTACACTATCAGAAAATTTAGTTAAGTGGTTTGAGGGCAGAAAAATAAGCCAAAAAACGCTTTTAAAGGCAAAGATTACAGAAGGGGTTGAATGGATGCCACAAATTAACGGAAATATCAATACAATTCAGTTTAATTATTTTAGAGATAACGAATTAGTGAACATCAAGTATCGTGATGGGAAAAAGAATTTTAAACTTTCAAAAGATGCTGAACTAATATTTTACAACTTAGATGCAGTTAGAGATGCCAAGGAAGTAATTATTGTGGAAGGAGAAATGGATTGCCTTGCACTAATGGAAGCAGGGATTGAAAATGTAATTAGCGTACCAAATGGAGCAACAATAGGTAGAAATAATTTAACCTACCTTGATAATTGTATTGATTGGTTTAAAGAAGATACAAAATTTATACTTGCCTTGGATAACGACCAAGCAGGAAATAGTTTGAGAGATGAATTTGCAAGAAGATTAGGGGTTGAGAATTGTGCCAAGGTATCGTTTAAAGATTGTAAGGATGCCAACGAATGTTTGATTAAATATGGAATGGATGGTATATTAGAAAGCCTTACAGCCAAAACAGATTATCCCTTGGTAGGTGTTTTTACCAGTACCGATATTAATGGAGAGATTGACGATTACTACAACAATGGACTGCCTAAAGGAGAAACAATAGGATTAGAAAATTTTGACGAAAATCTTAGATTCCATTTAGGCTACATAACTACTATTACAGGAATACCAAACCACGGAAAGTCCGAGGTATTAGATTTTCTTTGTGCTTCATTAAATATTCGTGCAGGTTGGAAGTTTGGTTTATATAGCCCCGAAAATTATCCTTTACAACTACATTTTAGCAAGTTTGCAGAAAAGCTAATAGGAAAGCCTTTTGATGGCACATATCGAATGTCAAAAATGGAACTTGACTTGGCTAAAGATTACTTCTCTAAAAATTTTTACTTTATTAAGCCCGAAACAGACTTTAAACTTGAAGATATTTTAAGAATGGTAAAAAGTTTAATTCGTAAGTACGGAGTTAATGCTTTTGTAATTGATGCTTGGAATAAACTTGAACACAACGAAGATTCCACCCATTATGTAAGCAAGCAATTAGATATTCTATCAACTTTCTGTGAAAGAAACAACGTACATTGTTTTCTTGTGGCTCACCCCACTAAAATTCAAAAGAATAAACAGACTGGACTATTTGAAGTACCAAACCTATATTCTATAAATGGCTCTGCAAACTTTTTTAATAAAACTCACAACGGATTTACTGTTTATAGAAATTTTGAAAATAAGGCTACCGAAATATATTTCCAAAAAGTAAAGTTTAAACATTGGGGGCAAGCAGGAACGTTTTGTTCACTAAATTGGAATTTTGCCAATGGAAGATATTATATGTTTAATCCTGATGATACCAATTGGATATTAAAAGATGTTAAACAAATATCTGCTTTTGAAAATAAACCTAATCCAATAAAGCCCAATGGAGCATTTACTACACCAATGCTGAAAAAAGACAACTTTGTTCCACCTGTAATTGAAAAGAAAGAAGATTGGCTTGATATAGATGATGATGCTTTTTAAAAATAAATTTGCAAAATAATTATATTTGACTTACATTTGCAGAAACAAAACTAAAACAATGGGAATAAAAGAAATTAAGAAAAAAGAAGAAAGCCTAAAGTCCGATTTAAACGAAAGGATAAAAAAGGCAATGCTTACAAATAATTTATCATTAGTAGATATAGCCAGCACTATACTTAAAACTACTATGTCAGTAAGAAACAAGTTAAATGGAAGAACATCTTGGAACTACGAAGAACTTGCTCTTATTCAAAAAGAATTAGGAATTAAAATAGTGTGGTAAAAAACTTAAACAAACAATCAAATGAGCCACTTAAAAGAAATAAAAAACAACCACCTAAAGCTAAGAGAAAGATTAGCTTCTGAATATTCTAAGTCCGTATTATCTTCTTTAGAAAAGAAAGGACTTGGAAAGATGGATTTATGCTTAGAAACAGGTCTAACAACTACTGCCATTTATAACAAGCTAAAAGGTATTACTGAATGGACTGGAACAGAGATAGTATTAATTAACAATCTACTTGGAGTAGAATTTCCTAAAAAATAAGGCTATGGAAAAGAACCAATCCGCCCCAAAGCACAAATACGATTTTAAAACATACAATGGAAGAATAAAAGTCTATGTAGATGGAAGTTTATTCTTTTCTTTTAATCAATTAGACTATGTCGGTTGCTACTTTTTTAAAGATGATGTAAATTTATATGGCTGTACCCTTTATTTTTCAAGGGAAAAAGCAAATGCTTCTGAAATGGATATTTACTTCAAGTCAAAAGAAACTTGGCTCGAAATCAATAAACTTCTTGATGAAAATATGTAACCTATAAATCGGCAGTAAAATCAATTAAGTGCCAAAAATTAGAAATTCCTATGAGAACATACGCAAAAGAATTAGAAATAATAGCAAATGACTTATTAAGTCAAAATGCAGAAGCTATCGGTAGCGAGAACAAGCCAAACTATTCTCACCGAGATTTTATGAACACTATAATAATTTTTCAATCTGCTTTAATGGATAAAATGTATGACAATCAAGACTTTGATGATATGTTAATTGAAGATAGATTAAAAATGGCACAAAAATGTGGAGAAGAATTAAGAAAACTTATTCATACATACACAGGGTTAGACACTCATAACGTAGAAAAATTTATTTAATCCTATGCTATCTCCAACCCAAAGAATAAACAGCCTAATATCAAGTAATACAATAGACCCTAAATACTTTTTTCTTTTAGGCTCTCCAAGCTATTACATTGATAAAGATAGAGTAATAATATCTATTCTTATGTATAATAGGCTTTCTAAAGAAGAACAAGCTAAATGTAAACCTCAATATTAACAATAGCTTACAATATGTAAAGTAAATTAAATATCAAACCTATAACTTGACAAACAATGATGCTCCAACTAAACCCTATGCTACCAATTTTTAGAATATCTGACAATATGGAAGGTTACGCAATTTTGGTGATTGATTACTCGCAGGAACACGATTTGCTATTTACTTGTGCAATGGACAACGGAGAGATTTGGACTCTTAACAACAAAGAAATTAGATTCTGCAAAAACATATCTTTAGATAGAAAAATTTAATTAACCGTTTATAAACGTTTAAAAACGACTAATAAGAAAACAATGTAATACATTTGTAGAATGAAAGAAATAGTATTTGAAATAATCCTGCCACTTGCTTTTATAGCAATGACTATTGTAGCACTACACTTTTGGACATTGTATTTAAAATACAAGAAACTATACTTGGAGTATAAAGTGAAAGAAAATCAAGTTATGAAAGACGTTTTCGATTCAATCATTAAAGGGTATTTGGTTAAAGACGAGAAAGGTAATAATGTAACAGACAAGTTTACGCCACAGCCAACAGAAGAAGTATTGGAAATATACAGAGAAGAAAAATCTAACTCTGTAATTTTTAAAAACGCAAAATAATAACCTATGAAAGCAACAATACCTATCTACTACCACACAGACGAAACACTAAACCTTAAAAGATTAGGGATACAAGAAAAGTTTAAAGTTGAAGAATTTACAATCAAAGACGTTATATTCTACAACATTAACGCCATAACATCTGACCCCGAAGACCCAAAAGAATCCATAATATACTCCAATGGGTACACCTTTTACTCACCCCTTAGCGTAAAACAAATTGAATCAATAATTAATATCTAATATTCGAATATGGAAAACACATCAGAAGAAGCTAAACAAAGAGCTAAAAACTATATGAGCCTAAAAGGGGCTTTAGAACCTAAAACTATGAATAAAACCGCCTTACAATGGCTGTTTGAAAAGCTACCCACAATAGATAAGCACGAACCTTACTATGAAGATATATTCAAAAAAGCACTTGAAATGGAGAAACAACAGATACTTAATGCTTGGCAATATGGAATGAAGTCTGATAATGGACATTTTGGAACAGCTAAAGAATACTACGAACAAAATTTTAAACAACTCCCTATCGAACCTACCCAACAAAAACCCTTCAACCATATCAACATAGGAGGTTGTATCTAAAACACTATTTAGAATGATTATAAATAACGCAATTATTATTAGTGTTTTATCGGTGGAGAGGTCGCACTTATCATCAATAAATCAAGTAGTTATAAAAACGTAAAAATATGACAAGACTAACCAAATTCCTACTGCTCCCCTCAAAAAATACACCCCTAAAATACCTGCTAACAGAACTATCCCTATACGTTCTCTGCAACATTAAATTCTACCACAACTACAGAAGATTTTATAAAAGAAATTATGGAAGTAAATAAACAAACTTCTTAATTCTAAAGGAGGGGAATTACCCCCCCCAATTAAAACATAATACTTTTATCAATTTTAGTATTAAACTATATAGTATTTGCGCATTTAAGTTAAAACACTTACATTTGTGCAACTAAAAACTATATTATATGCTAAACATTATTGAACAAGACGGAAAAAAGTATGTAGAGCTATCCGAACTCTACGAAAAATTACAATTAAGCAAAACTGCATACGCAGGATTTTGTAGATACCAGTTATTTGAAAACCATTTTGCCACAGAAGGAATTGAGTTTTATAGGCTACCCTCTAAAACCTCTGAAAAGGGTGGAAGACCTAAGCAAGACTTCCTTCTTACATTAGATTTTGCCAAAGACATAATAATTAGAACAAATTCAAAGGCAGGCACAGAGTACAGGAATTGGCTTCTATCTTTAGAAAAGAAAGTAGAAAATCAAGAACTCTGGAACGCCAAGCAAATAGCAGTAGGATATAAACTACTTGACTTCTTTAAATTTACAGAAAATCAACTTATAGCAGAAGACCTCCATAAGCAACATTTCAAATCAACTGACTTCAAACTATCAAACCCATTCAAAGAACACATAGATAAAGTATTCTACAATCACAGAAACCAACTCCTACAGATTGATAACTCTAAACTTAAACAATCCCTACTTGAAGCATTCAACCAAGGACTAATCCACAAAGCATCTGCTAAAAACATAAGAACCCGAATATTCCTACTTGACAAATATCAACTCATTAGGAACGCTGTAGCAGATTATCTCATATCCAAAGGAACAAACACACACGATGCCATAAACTTCGCAGACACACTAAAAGAAATAGCCCAATTCACTAATGTAGAAATAAGAATTAAAAACGAAGATGAACTATTCTACAACAAAGAAACTCTTACTCCAATAAACAACTTATGCAATATATACACAACATAACCTTAACCGACTCAGAAGTAATAATGCTTACTGATTCACTTAAAAGAACAATTAAGCATTGTAATAGAAATTTAATAAAAGGAGCACCATATTGGGCACACAAAGAATCTGCAAAAAGCGTTCTTAAAAAAATATACAAAGAAATAGAAACAATATTCCCTAAACCCCAAAATAAATTTTTATAGTTAAAATCTATTTCCTATCTTTGGTATCAATTAACCGCCAAATGATAAGACACTTAAAAAATAACCCTTTACTTATTTTGCTTTACTTGGCGGTTG